GCAACTAATGGAAATGCCGGTGGAACATCTGGTGGCGCAGAATACGGGGTAAGCAATTCTGCAACATTTACAGTTTTAAATAGACAATACCCATCATCAGGATATGGGACATCAACCCAAATAGCAAATGGTTATTTACAAAATAGAGAAACTAGTCCGAGTTATAGAATAGAAATGGATTATACTACGCCCGGAACACCTTTACAATTATCAACTTCACTACTAAATACTAATGATTATTTCGTGACTCTTTTTGTTGATGAACCCAAAAAACAACATATGGCAAAAATAACAGAAATTACTACTTCTGATGCTGCCGGAGATTCTTTTGAATTTACACCAGCATATACTTCTGATATACCTAGTGGAACTAAATATGCTATTTACAAAGGCCCATTAAAGACTGATACAAATGTTGTTGCTATTGCTTATGGATTAGCAGGTGCAGGTGCTAAATATACAACAGATACAGATGAAACGGATGGAACAGGATTCGCCACAGATACAAGACATTCAGAAATGACATATGTTGCCACCCCAAATTTTTATTTCTATAATGATAGGTTAAATAAAGAAAATGAATTAGACCACAACTCAAAATATATTTTACATTATTCTAGGTCTGAAGGAACAACAGAAGTTCATTGGCAAAGATGTTTTATTACAACTGAAGATTTCGGTCAAAGAGTAAAGGATTACAGTAAATACGAATTAAAAATAGATTTAGTCGATGAATTAAAAACTTATGATGATATGTCAGCAGATGGGGCTGCAACTGCTAAACAGCATTATGGTAGTTCAGCCACAGGAACATATTCAACAAGCGTATCAGATTGGAATGACTGTTTTTTGAACCTGTTAAGAGATGAAAATGATGAAAAAAGTTTTAGTTTTGACCAATCAAATTGCACAGTTACTAGTGGAGATGCGACAATTACTCATCCTAGTAATGGTTCGATTATTGCAGGATTACCTGTAACTGGTTCAGGAATTCCCGTTGGAACAACTGTTCAAAGTATTACAGATTCAACACATTTTGAATTAAGCCAAGCGGCAACAGCCTCTTCAACAGCAGTTCTTACTTTTTGGACTAGCGATGCTATTGGCCCAAAAAGATATTTACATTATGCTTCTTCTCCACAAAAAGTTACTGGGCTTGCTCATGTTATAGATTTAGATATTTTCGAATCTATTACTAAAACAGGAACTTATATGAGTTTAACTTTGGCCGACCCTAAAAGGATTTATAGTAAGAAAATTAAAGAAAATGATAAAATTAGAATTTACAAAACTTTAGATTCTGAATTTATTTCTGATAATTATACTCACGCTATTTTTGGAACAGTAACAGGAACCACTTCATCTACAACCTTAACATTTTCAGGATTAGAAGATGGTCAAGATTTAAGATTATTATTAAGAAGTAGTTCTAATTATGATACTATCAGGATAGGTAAATATAATTATAGAATTACTGCGGTCGGTGCGCCAAGTGGTTCAGCCGCTACACAAACAATTACAATTGATGCATATAAATTAACTACTGCTAGTTCATGGACAACAGGTATTAGTGGGGCTGCTGAAACAATTACAGCCCAAATTGCATATAGGAGAGCATGGTCACCAATTACAAAAACCTTAATGGTTGATTTTAATATTGATACCATTGCTAATTATTCTGCTACAAGTGTTACTGCGGTTGATGATAGTTTAGTTACATTTACACAAGGGGATTCTACTATAACATATGTTGATTCTAAATTATATCAAACACAATTACAATTAATTGGCGGAGAAGCATCCGGATTAAGAATCCCAGTATTATATGGTGACCAAAAAAATAGTTTCCTTAAATTAGATTCAACAGTAGTATCTCAACAATTATATTTACCAAATTCTGCTACTTCAGATATGTTAGCATATTATTCTGGAACAATTTCTTTAGAAAAGAAAGTTTTCGAAGGGTATATTGAACTTATAGAAGATTATATTGAAGACGGGCAATATAAATTAAAATTACAAGGAAGAAATGAAATTAGCAAATTACTCGGCCCAATTGTAAATAAAAATTATAGTTACTCAGATGATATAATTTACTCATCATTAGGTATGTATTTTAATGGGGATAATGATGCTATTGTTGTTGTGGCATACCCATATTCTTACCGATTAGGTGATATGCAAATTAAATTTTATAATGCAGTTAGTTCCGAAGAATTACAAGTTGGTGATTTAATTTTTCAAATTGAAAGTGGGAGTGCAGGTTATGGGAATATAGATGCTGGTAATTTTGTTGGTGAAATTTCTTCTATTTCAGAATATGGCTCAGACCCCGGAGATGTAATTGTTAATTTATTAGATGGGGCATTATGTAGTTTTACACATGGAACACATAAAATAGTTAGAAAGGGATATGATTATATTTTTGCTAAAGCAATGGAACATACATCTAATATTTTACAAACTCCTACCTCTTTAGATAATACATCATCAAAGGGGTTATTTTTCACATCAGGAAAAGCGTTAGATTCTAATGGGTTAGCAACTACAAATTTAATTAATACTAGTATTCACTCTAATTCCGAAGCAGTAGGCTATCCCATTCATAACCCAAAAGGAATATCTTCGACTGTTTTAGGGCAAACAGATGGTGATTCTGCATTTATGGCTAGTTTAAGGGGAACAATTGATGGTGTTTCATATAATTCTAGTTTTGATGTTCCGAATGCTATATCTGATTTCGTTATTGTTAGTGTAGATTCAAATGAAGGTAAAGGTATTATTCGTTTAGCACCAGTTTCTCCTATAATTTTAGCACGTTCAGATGAAGATGTGAAAAATACTACGGGTGAAATTTTAGCAGATAGTGGTTTAACATTTGATGCTGTTACTTCTACTACATTAGATAGTAACACTTCTGCGTCAAAATATAGATTTTTCGGAACATATGCAAATGTTAATATTGGGGATGCCTTGTATAATTCTTCTGGTAAATTATTTGGTAAAGTAAGAGCCAAATATACTGATGCTTCAGCAGCCACGGCAGCAACTACTTATTATATTATTTTAGATAGAAACCCGAATGAATCTGGTATTACTGAAATTATAGATGGTGAAAAAATTTATACTATAGAAAATAGATATACTCATAATATTAGTCTATTAAATACTCAAGGGATTAATAATGGCGCAATTTTACAATTAATGAGTCATAGCATTTCTCCGGCGGGAAATACTCTACCATTTAATTACTTCATAAAACATAATAATGAAGCCACTTATGCTTGGGGAGATGCAGACTTTATTGAAAAATATGGTTCATTTATGTTTAGACTTTATGATATTCATCATTTTAAACCGGGTTCTGTTTATAAATCAAAACGTTTACACATTGATGAACGTGATGCTGATGTAAATACAAATAAAGAAGTTTATGCAACAGATACTGGTAAATTACAAGGGTTCGGAAAATCTTATAGATTTAGACCTTGGAATTCTTCTGCGACAATTCCACATACTACATTAATTACTACTAAATGGGATGGCCAAACTAGATGTAAAGAAATGGCAGAATTACCACCTGATGCTAGAAATGTAGAAACTGTTAGAGGCGGAAATTTTGAAAATTATACAAGATATAATAAGGCTTTATTGGTCGCAGATGTTCATTCTACTGATACAGCAAGCACATTTAATGCAAATATGGCTGCTAGAGCATCTGCTGATATTGTATTAAATTCTATAACTGCAACAGGTGTCTATACTGAAGGAACTCATTTATTCAATTTTAATGGAGACTTTTTAGGAATAGTTAAAAGTGTAAATCCTGGCAGTAATACTATTACTCTTTTTGATGTTAATGAAAATGCTGTTGCTTCTGGAACAAAACCAAGAGTGAATATAGTTCATATTCGCCAAACTTATCCAAATGGCACCACAGTCAATGAAACAGTAAATAATAATACTTATCCATTGTGGGAAGTTTATCCTAAATTATTAACTCTTGCTAATAGATTCGATTGGGCATATAAACCAGATGGAACTGATGCTTCGTCAGGTGGTGAACATTTAGGATTTACTTTAAATGGTCTTAATAGAGCACAAGATTATTTAGAATTAATTGACCCTAAATGCACAAAATATTATTTATTTGGTAAATCAGATTTATATCCAGAATGTGCAAATAGAAAACAAAGTTTATTTTATGGCAATAGAGATATTACAGACTACAATTTAATGCTTAAAAGCAAGGGTGAAGCAGAAGAATCCACAGTTCCAGATGGATATTCAGGCGCAGCATCTAGACAAACATATAAAGATGATTCATATGAAACAGTTGTAATAGAACAATCTAATAAAGAATTAAATGAATTATCTAGATATAATCTTATGAGATTAATTGAAGTTACATACGACTCACATTTTAATTTAATAGACCCTGAAAACCCCCCACCTATTAAATCTGGTATTGAAGCATTTAAATACACAACATTTAATCCAGTAGAATTAGTGACAGGAAGCAGCACCAATCCATATATTACAGCGTATAATACTGATAGTGGAACAGAAAGAACAAATTTTAGTTATACTGGTGATGCAAATAATTTAGCAAATGGTGATTATTTGTTTACAAATGATGGATTCTATTTAGGAAGAATTGCTACTTCCAATGGGTTAAATTATCCTTCTTCCGGAAAAATCACTAATGCCACAGGAAGATGGAATTATGGGTCACATGGATATGAATATAAAGGCCCAATTTATAAAGTTAGTAAAACAGGAGGTAATAGTTTTTTGAATTTTGACTTAATTGGTAGAGCAGGGCAAGATACACTTTCAGGTTCTAGTAAAAAACCGAGCAGATTTAAATGTAATTTAATGCAAGGTGCAGTTCACAACCCTAATGGTTCAGGGGCAAGAGATGAAACGGAAAATTATGATACTTCTCTTGGAACCCAAGATAATATAATGCACCCCTTAGTGGGCGTTTGTTATTTAACGGAAGATGTTGATATTACGTATAATGGCACTAATACAGGTGCAACTACAAGTATATCAATAAATGGTGACCCAACAGGTATAATTTGTGCAGGAGATATAATTTATGATGGAGCCAAAAAAATAGGTATCGTATCGTCAGTAGTGAGTGGAACAATAACTTTAAAAAGTAATAAATCGGCTCTTATTACTACAACTAATACAAATAATGTCGACAAATATGAATCCATTCTTGGTAATTCTACGGGTGAACATTCATCTGTAATTATGAATCATATGAAATTTACTGCACAATACAAGGCAGGTGTTAGTGACCATCAACATATTGAACATATTTGGCAAAATCAAAGAATTGTTATTTTAGAAAGACACCCTCTTAAAGAAGAAGGTGGTGCAGATGCGCCAATTAAAAACAAAACAGCAGCAGGAATGAATATACTACCCTCATCTACTTTTTACTGGGGACATCAAAATAAGGCTGACGTTAGAACTAAAGGCGTTCAAAGAAGTAGTTATTGGTTCCAAATTAAAGATGGAATCGGAATGGCAGATTACAAGGGAGATGGTTGGTTTGCAGGGTGGATGTCTGGTAACGTTTATATGGGCGATGGAACATATTTTGTTAATAAGCCGTTGTTATTCTTAGATTGGAATCAAGCCAAAGGAAATGATGGGGCAAGATTAATGGATGATGGTTATGAAAGAAATCTTACAACTACAACAACTACCGGAACTCATAACACAACTACATATGGTGGAACTTTAAATGTTACAGATGCTACTAGTTTCGCTGATTCTGGAACAGGTCAATTACATGGTGAAGAATTTACTTGGACAAATAAAACTTCTAATACATTAACTGGTTGTTCAGGATTAGGGGGAGGAATGATAATTGGTGCAGGGTCAGTAATTATTGGTGGTTCAAAGAAAGAAACGCTATTATTAACAGTTGATAATGATTTAAATACTAGGTCTTCCTTAAACGCAATTGATGAAGCGAATATTTGGTTAGATTATGCCCCAAATTTAACTGGTTATTATTTAGTATCTTGTGAGGGGGTATTTACAGATTCACCTGATGCAGAAGTATTAGAAGACGTTGATGCAAGTTGGTGGAATCAATATTCATCTGCAGAAATTTCTCCATCAAGGATTCATTATGTTATTTCACATATTAAATCTCCAAATCAAAATGGTTCAATTAAACACTTAATTACAATTGATAATCCTCAATATACTGGAAGTTTATTAAATTCAACTATTTTTAGAGTTATGAGAACAGCAGAAATTTGCACTTATGATTTTACACCAAAAGAAATACCACTATACACATTATCTTCTAGAACAACTAAAAAACCATATGAAAAGAAAACATATGATACAATACCTAATTTTACTTTCGTATCAGAAGAAGACTTAACTGATGAAGACGGTAATGTAGTAGCAACAACCTATGAACCATTACATATTCCTAGAAGCGAATTAGGTCGCCCTACTGTTAATGGGGCCAATTTCGTATTTTCTTACGATGCATCTTCAGGTGAGAATTGGATAACTAACACTACTGATAGTCCATTTACAGAAGCAGCGGGTTGGTCTAGTTATGAGGTTGATTTTGTTGAAATTAGTGGATGCGCAAATTCTAATAATAATAGAGTTGTTGCTGACCGATGTTATGCTCGACGTATAAGTGATACTAAAATTGAAATAAAAGCCAATGCCAATTTTAGCGGTTCAACCTCGAATCCAAATTTTGCTAGCGAAAGTCCCACAGATATTGAAATAAAAACTCAAAATCCATATGTTCTTCGAGAAGGTAATGATGGGATATTATCTATGTATGTAATGGTGGACCCTGATAATACATCTAATAGTGAATATTTAATACCTAGAGAACACTCCGATAATTGGAAATTGTTTGGTGATGAATCTGAAGACAAACCATTAAAAAATGGCACATATCCCTTTACTTTAACTGATGGTCATACAACTTATACTACTAATATTAAGTTCTCTTCACCATTAACTTCATCTTCTAAAAATAATAGAGCGATAACTGCAAGATTTGCTGAAATGAAAGAAATGATTGGTTGCGTTTCTCTTGGCACACCATTTACAATTATCACCCCTAGGCCCATAAAATTAAGAGACATTAAAAGTGCAAAAATAGGAACGACCGTTACTATTTGTAATGAAACTGAAGACATTATAGAAGATATATTAGAAAATGAAAATATTACTTATACTGATAGCACAACAGAATATCCTAAATATATTGCACCTAATTTTCAAGGAGTTGATGTATTTACTGCATCAAATTATTTGGCTAAATTAAAAAAGAAAAGATTAACAATTGATGTAGATACAATCAAATTAGAGAAAACTGATGCTAATTTAAGATTTTTACCTATAGAAATTTCAGAAGACAAATCCGATGAAATAAATATAATTTCAGTTAAAAAGAAAAAAGCAGCATACGATTTCTATAACCACATTACAGTTTATGGTAGAGGTGTTAAATCTACGGCTAGAAATCCTAAAAGCATTAAAAAAATAGGTAAAAAGGCTTACGAAGAATTTGATAATAAACTTGCTACTGAAACGGAAGTTAATGAAAGAGCGAGAGCGTTATTAGCAACACATTCTGATAAGGCATTTACAGTAAAAATAGAAACTTCAACAAAAGGATTAGAACATCTAAAAGCAGGAGATATTGTTACAATAGAACTACCTAGAGAAAATATTGAAAGAGGCCCATATTTAGCACTTCAAATAGACCATACTATATCAGGCAATTTAAGTATCATTTTTGGCGCATATAGTAAAAGTATGGATGTTCGCCTTGCTGAATTATTAGCAGAAAATAAAAAAGTAGCCGCATATTTAAGAGGAAATAGGTTTAAAGGCAACTTAATTACAAACGAATTAGTAGATACAATTAAAATAAAAACACTTAAAATCAAAATTACAAAAACAACTACTTCCTCAACAGGAACCTTTATAGGATTCACTACCCCCATGAATACTGGAACCTATACAATGGGCTTTACTGGTTTAGGACAAACAACAACAACATTATTGGAGAAAGACTTATGATAACTGAAAAAGCAAAAAGAAAAGTAGCCCTTTTCTTAAAAGAATTTATTACTGCGGCTAATGTCGGTGTAGGCGGTAACTCGTCAAACCCTAATTCAAACAATTTAGATGTTCCAATTCTAACTACGAAAGTTTCAACAACTAATACAGAATCAACTGCGAATGTTATTGATTTTACAGCAACATTCACAGGCGCACAATTAGATGGTAATACTGTAAGAGAATTTGGTATTTTTGGTGAAATGCCGGGAGATGACCAATATGATGAAATGCGATTAGAAGGTGTTCAAATCACAGGAAGTGGTGCGACAGATGGAACAGAAGCAACCGTTGAAGAAATTATGCTTGCTAGAGTAGCATTTGATTCATTAGGAACTTTTAGTTCATCAGATGAATTAGAAATTACATTAACGGTGGAGGTGGAATAATGACAAGCACACTTAATCCACATTTTTTAAGTCAAATGGAGGCTACTCCTACTTTAAATCTTCAAGATGGGACAGATTATCCGCATAGTGGTTTATTCGATATGCTACATAAAGGATTAAAAGGTTCATTTGCATATAAAGCAAGTGTTACTGATTTTGATATTACACAATCAGGTGGCGGTTCATTCACTTCATTAGCAATTAAAGGCGGTGCAGTAATTAGAAATGGTGTAAGTGCAACAGTCGGTAGTGGAAGCGGAACAACTACAACAATTTTATTAGATACTTCTGTTGCAGAAGGCGGATTTACCGTTAATGGGACAAGTGTTACAGCAAATCAAGATGTTACACCTGTTTCCGGTGGAGATGTCTATTTGATGATTGTGGCCGATGCTAATGATGCGATTAAAATCAGAGGAAGGAATGCTGATATTAATAAAGCACCAATGTTATTAACAACAGATATTCCAATTGCTATGGTAAAAATGACAGCAAATTCAGATGATGATGCTTCAGATAGACCAATTCAATATTTTACAACAGATAAAACTGAAAATGGATTAACTTTAATGTATGATAATGGTGGTGTTGCTGCCGCAGTTGGTCAAATATCAACATCAGCAGCAGAAACTCTATGGATGACAACAAATGATATTACTTTTGCTAATCCGGGAAGTCAAACAGATTTAATTATTCAAGATGCTATACCAACAGATGCAGCAACAGGACCGTCTTTATCATTAAAAAATAATAGGCCATCAGCAGCAAATAACGATATTGCAGGAACAATTAATTTTGTTGCTGCTGATAATGCTGGTTCTTCAGCAGATGCCCCAACAGCATCAATTGTTTCAAAAATATTAAATAATGTTGCTAATAATGAATTTGGAGATTTACGATTTAGTGTTGCTAATCAAAACGGTAGTTTACTTGAAACATTATCATTAGTTGGAAGTGCCGCCGCCGCAGATGCTAGAGTTGGTATAAAAACAGCAGCACCAGAATCAACATTAGATGTAACAGGAACTATTGGTGCAACATTTGTTCATGATACTGCTACTACTAAAAATTTAGATATAACAAGTTCTTTTGTAGTTCTTGATAATTCTAGTCCTGTTGCGGTTAATCTTCCAGCAGTAGCAACTGCCACAAATAGACTTTATTATTTAAAAAATAATGGCGGTGGTGCTGCTACACTTGAACCTAATGCAAATGGAGAACATATTATCATGGTAAATGGTGGGGTAGCATATAAAACAGGTGGTGGAAGTCCACAATTTGAATTGGCTCAAGGAGAATGGGCTACTATAACAGGCGGAACAGGCCATTGGTATCTTATTCAGAAAGGAACCGTATTGTGATGGTTTAATCTAAAATGGATTTAAAACAATGGCCCCTATCGCCCCTTCTAAGAGCATTGGAGGGGGCGGTAGTGGTTACACCTACCCGACATATTGAAGTCGCTTAGAAGGCATCCCTGACCCCTTTAGAGGGCATTCCAATTGGGGATTCGGGATAACTATTAGTGTTAGATTTTAGACCGAAAAAATAACATCTAAAATAAAATAAAAAAAATTTTAGGCCGAGGGAACCGAAATTCCCCCGACCTTTATTTTTGTCTTGTTAGACCATAATACAAAACATTCCCTGCATTCCCAAACTTTAATTGAATCTGCCGACCCAACATAAACCCCAATTACCCTTCTTGGGATTGTTTGCATATTACATGCTGGACAGTTTTGTTTTAGTCCCATCATTTTTCACCGCGTTTAATTTTTTGCATGATATTTTCCATGTATTCTTCAATTGTATCTTCTGTAATGCTTGTTTGACCAAACGCCGCAAAAAATAGAACTGAAATAACCATTAGAAAAATAATCCACGCGAACACTTCACCTGTTTCCATTTATTATCACCATTCCATTTTTAATTCTATAAATTCTTCTTTGTCAATACTAAAGGCTTTTATTTCATTATCTAACCCGTGTTTGTATAAATCATAAACTAATTTACAATCCTTCAAACAATAATCGACTACTTCTTGATATTCACCTGCTTTCCATAATGCAGGAGCCATAACACTTTCTAAAGATTTAGTTTCACCTAATGTATTATCTACTAAATTTTGTAGGCTAATTCTTTCACCATATTGCTTTGTAATTTCTTTACTAGTATCAATATATTGCTTATCATTTAAAAATTTCTTAACACAATAGATATCTAAAGAATCACGTAATACTGGTAAATCAAATGCTACAATATTATGACCCAATAACTTTTTTCCTGCTTTGTGCATATCATCTAAATCATATTTTAATTGTCTCAAAGGTAAAACTTGCATATCTGTTTTTTCAATAACCTTATCCATTAATTCTTCTTCTACATATGCTTTTCCAATTGTTCCATCCCACGTCGCCACCGTCGAGACAAGAAACATATGTGTATTGCCCCAACCGCCAATTTCCGTGGAAAGGTTTTTAGTTTCAATATCAAACGCAACAATATTATTCACCTGTTCAACCCCATAACTTATCAAGTTCCTTTTGTTTATCTGATTTTCTATCAGGTAATACAAACGTAGGTTTTGCCAAGAAAAATACAATTTTCTCCCCACCAACATTTACAGTCGCGGTTGTAATCCAACCATCTTTTCCTTTAGCGTTTAATGATTCTATAATGGCCGCAGGGCCTTTTGAAATATCAAACACAATCATATCATTTTCGTATGTTACTTTCATTTTATTCATCCTCCTTTAATTTAACTAACACAGTTTTACCTTCTTTTTTCGTATTAAAAGTATGTGCTACCTTTGTCCACGTCCTATAAAATTTAGCGTGTGGAATATTATACTGTTCTTCACAAACCATACGTAAATCGGCCTTTGTCACCCATCCGTCGGTTTTCTTTGAAGAATCAATATAATGATAAGCATTAATATAATCTGATAATCCGGCAACTTCAGCAACACTTTGACGTTTTACCTTTAGAGCCGTAAGCATCCAAGCAACGAGGGACATATAACCTTGTCGGACAATCCATGAAGCCTGTCTTACGTTTCTTGCATTTACAACCCATTTTTCGTCATCTTTACGTCCGGGAGTTTCAGTAATAGCACACAATACCGCGAATTTAGTGATATAAATTAGAGAGTTAGTTTCAAACAAACTGACAATCTTTCTCACTTCAGAAGGGACTTTGGCCAAGAATGAAATCATATTATCATATTCTAATTGAACTAATTCTTGAACACCATCACCCCAAACCATCATTTCTTCTTGAGGGCAATTAAATCGCTTTTCTTCTGGTAGACCGCGCATTCGTGTATCAAAATCTGATTCTAATTCATCGTATCTTTCTTTTGCACATTCATAAAGAGTCATAAAAGCCCCTGCAAATCTAGTCTTAGGGACATTTCTACGTTTGATGGAACCAATTGCAGAAATCAATTCCGAACGCATTTTATTTAATGTTTCTTGAGGAACATCTCTAACGTATAAAAACATTCTTTGCAATACACCTTTATCAGCAATAGTTTCTGTTAAATGTTCAGGGAAATAAGAAGTAGCCCATACAGACCTATCGCATCTAGTAGTGGCAACTGGTTTACCTGTTAAAACTCTTCTAATCAAATAACCATCAGTCGTTAATGTGTTCATCATTTTTTGGAAGAAAGTAACCATACTATCTTTATTTGACATTTTCTTGAAGATACCACTCGATTCAAATTCGTCAAACAGTAACATTCCACTACCTTCAATATGACCCTTAACTTCATTCCAAATTGTATCGGGTTCTCCTTCTTCTCCCCTATCTGGATTTCTAACTTCAACATAACTGCTAACTAACGCAGAATCTGTAAAATCAACACAATCGAATGTATCAAAACTAACATCATGTTTAAGTTCTATTTGGTCCCATGTTAAATTTCCTATTTCATTCAAGAAATCATTCAATACTGATTTGCCACTCCTTGCAGTTTGAATCCAACAAACGTGGATTCTAGTATCTTCAATTGTGAATCCGTAAGGAATACGCACATAATCTTTTACTAATTGTCCCAACATTGTGAAATAAGCCAATATTGCTGGGAATTCATTATATCTTGAAACTTGTCCAAATGTTTCTGTCCAAGTTTCTACTAGTTTAGGTAATCTTTCATCTCCTTCGATATCATCAAAGTCAATTGTAAATTGAGTTAAATCTTCATTCATTGTTTCACCTTCTGTTGTGAATTTAATACGGAATTTATTCTATCGGCTACCGTTGTGCCTACGCCTTTTACTACTGTTAATTCATCTATATTACAATCTCCAATCTCCATTATACATCCATGTTCTTTAATTAATGCTTTAGCCTTATCTTCACTTACGCCTTTAATTGTTGTCAGCATATCAATTCTAACATCATCTGTCGCTATTCTTGTAGGAATAGACGGGTTAATCATCTTTCGTTTAATCGGTGCCATTTTCGCTATTGTTATTATCTCATCTACCACATCTAATACATTATCTCGCCAAATCACATCAATATCATAATCTAATCTAAGTCTACCAATCGCCCCTTTAAATCTTAATTTATACGTGTTTCTTAATTGTTGAGGATTAACATTATCATTTAAATTAGTTATGTATTTCATATTTGATAATGCGTCTTCTATTGAACCATAAATCACAACAAAGTTTTTAGCATACCATTTATCCATGTTATCTATCTGCGTCCAAATTCTTTTATTTATCACGGATTGCATAAAATCTACTGCTGATTTAGCCTCAAAACATACATCACCAATTACATAATCTCCAACTTCTATCCATTTCTTTTCATTTAATACTCCAACACTATTCGCTTTCTTTTCTATCAACTTTGATAATTCTGAATTCTCTCTACTATCTATAATTAATTTCATCTCTTGTCACCTAACCATTCACATTTTTTACATATCTCAAATTGTCTTGTTATTTTCCTATTACATTCTTTACAAATCATTTTTTAAACCTCCGGATAACGCCAACATTTTCCCACACAATAACCTTCACTAATCAGTTTTTCACAGGTCGGTGCTAAATACCCACCATCATTCGATACAGTATATTGGGCATGATGACGAGTTACGCTTTCATCCCAATCTAACCAAATCCCATCTTTAGAAGCAATATTTTTAATTTCTTCCATAATAATTCCTAACATCTTTTGTTGTTCTTCATAATCATAACATTTCTGGTTATTAGCCAATAATGTTCTAAACCAAGATACAAGATAAACTCGCGCTTCATGGGTCGGATTCTCCACCATGATGCTATTATTCAAACAAGGGATAATTGGCAGTTTTCCAACCCGCTCAACCGTAGCAATTTCAATAGGCGCATACGCAAATAGAGGGGCATTGGGCCATGCGACTTTACGATTTCCATACCTTTTCGGTGCGGAGAAAGGCGGATTCTTTGCCAAAGCAGTTATTTCATCCATATTAGTCAATTGTTCCCGTGTTAGGGGAATACAATACAGAAAATCCTTTGTGTTCATATTTACTGTATTCGGCACTCTTCTCAATCTCCGCGTTTGAACGCCTGATTTGTCTAGTGTGTTGTTTACTGCAATAGGATATAACCTATTAAAAAACTGTTGAATATCTCTAATTGAAGAAGCAACTTCGCCAAATACAAAAACGTGAAAACCATTTCCACTAAAGTGTATTTCAAATTCATAATCCTTTTCAATCAAATAATTCACAATAAGTTTAGTATCTTGTAAAGATAAATCTAAAGGTTTCCCATGCGAATCAAAATCTAAAAACAACCTATCTAATATTACAGAAGAAGTAAAAGCCTGACTTTCACCGAATCTTTTGTAATCATAAACACTAGTATAACAATTCATTCTATTATTGAATAATTTTAAAAATGTTGCAAATTCTTCTCTATCTTGGGTAATTTGCCGCCTTAACTGTTGTTTTTTAGTTAAATGGCTACCTGCCCAAACTTCTCTTGGAAAATTCATATTCTTTCAACGCCTGGCGGTAAATCAGTTCCATCACTATT